ACCTTAAATCGACCATTGAGAACACCAGCAAACGTGTTGCCCGTGTCATCAACCTGAAGGTTGTCCTTCAGTGCTGGAGTGTGATCCAGAAGACCAGCCATCGAGAGAGCAGAAGCGATATCTGACGAGCAGATAATCATGTTACCCTTCCCGCGTCGAGTCGCCTTTGCGATCTGGTTAGCTTCACGCTCAAGCTGGAACATAAGTCCCTTGAAGCGTTCGACCGACCATCGACCGTTGGCATCAACATCAAGATCAAACTCACCAGCGGTTGCTGTGTTAGTCGCAGCACCCGACGTTGCTGTCTTGTTGATCGAGCGAACGACTTCGCGGTTGATCTCAGCAAGAATTTCAGCGGAGAGGATATTTGAAAGCTCCGTCTCTGCATCAAGTCCGTGAATCGCTTTGAGATCCTGAGCAAGTTCAACACTGTACTCTGCCTTGAGGGCTCGTGACTTCGCGGTCACTGTGACCTTATCAATCGAGAATGCCATTTCAGCAATCTGACCACCCGCAGTAGTGCCGAGGTTTTCAGCATCACTAGTAGCCATACCACTACCCGTTTCGGCCGTATCAAGAATTGAGTGCGATCCCGCATGAGAATCAGCACCAGCAGGAATGGCCCCGCCCGCAGCAGTCGAAGAGAACGCAGTGTTCGCTTCGTTGAACAGCGCTTCGTTTGCACGACGCGGTGTAGCCGTGTCACTGGCTGAGTAGTTCGCGTACATCGCGAAGATCAGGCCTGTAGGACCGGTCATTGGCTGAACGCCGCAGATGTCATACGCAATCAGGTTAGGCATTGAACGTCGAACGAGCGAGATGAGAACGGGATCGTAAGAATCGACGCCGCTGCTGGCACCCAAGCCACCACCAGAGTTGGTTGGTGCTTCATGAAGACTCTGTTCGCGAATTGCCTGTTCTTGGTTCTCAAGAAGAACGGCCGTTACCGCTGACCGATATCGGTCAGTGATTGCCGGCATGTCTTCGTGATTCAGAACAGGGGCCCACTTTGACTGTAGTTCCTCTGAAAGATACATTGATTACTCCTTCTGTGAAATATTCAGGGCCCTTGTAGTATTCCCTGATCTTCTTTATCTTCTTTATTTATAAGTTATCAAGTCTTCAATAACCCGTACTAATTTTAGCTAAGCTGAGTACCAAGAGCGCGGACATACTTGGACATTGTATTGTCCAACTTTGGTGCTTCCGCAGATTCATCAAGAACCTGTGAGAACTCCTCGTCTACGTCTGAGTCATCTTCTTCTCCTACAACAACACTCTGTGGGAGATAACTCTCCTTCAGGATATTGATTGCTTCACGATACTGATCCCCGTCCTCGAACGTAATGTTCTCAGCAAGGGTAGCAACCTTCTCGATCTGACTATCAGCAAGCCCCGAAAGCTCATCTACGAGAATGCTCTCGGAAATGGCCTCATTGCGTGCAGACACAAGATCAATATTAGCTTCAATCTGCTCGTTAAGAGCAACCTTCAGCTCATCAATCTCTGATGCCAGTTCGTCAAGAACATCAACCTTCTCCGTTGGAACGTCAATGTAACTTTCTGTAAAGAGATTATGGAGACCTGAGATNAACTCTTCAGTCATTTCGGATCGAAGTCCGCGTTCAACTGCTAGTTCATTCGTGGTCATCCACTCTTCGACAACGTAATTGAGATACTCATCAATCTTTGATGTCAGCTCTGATTCGTGAATCTCGATCGATTCAGCAAGCTCAGTCTTAAAGGACTCTTCAAGCTCATCGAGCTTTCCATTGACCTGTACAAGAACTGCTGCTTCGAAAATCGTCTTTGCCTTCTTCTGGAAATCTTCAGTAAGATCTTCGTCTCCGAACAATGCGCTCATGTCTTCGGAAAGATCAAGATCGGCTGATGTGATTCGACGGCGAATATCCGAGACAGTCTCTTCAACCATCTCACTGTCGTCATCTTCTTCAGCTTCTTCTTCAAGAACAGCGGAAAGAAGCTCTGCGTAACGACCGCGAAGCTCATCTTCGTCAAGCTCATTCACAAGATCAAAAATGTCTTCGTCAACTTCGATGATCTCCGTATTTTCATCAACATCCTCGGAATCGGCCTCAAAGACTACATCAAGATCTTCAATATCGTCAAAGTTATCATCTTCCTTGACCTTCTGGATCTTCTCGCCACCAGAATTATCTGACTTCCGTGACTTGGCCTTTGATGTAGCATCAACTGCCTTTTTGATCAGAGCGTGCTTGGATTCTGGATCCGTAAGGAGCTTGTCCTTCATAGGCGCTTCAACGCCACTCTTCGTTTTTGGATCGTTACCACCCTTACCGGGATCGCTGCCTTCTGACGGTAGCTCAGCCTGACCTGGCGTTGCAACCTTTGGAGATTGCGTACCCGATTCGGCACCTTCGGCGATCGATCGGATCGCGCTTTCTAGACTTTGCTTGCTCATTATTCGACTCCCCTGTAAGAACGGTACTTCTTACCGATGTGGATCTATTTATAAAAACTGCTACTTTAGAAGTAGCCTCATATATTCAGTGAATGCGTCGAGCTTTCGCTCTTCCAGTTCCTTTGATGACATCTGCTTCATACTCTCAGCCATCTGTTCAACGCGCCATGTGTTGGCGCCTGCATCATACCAATACTCGCGACCCTCCATGATACCCTGAACAAAAGCGTTAGGTGCGGACGGATCAGCAACAATATCAGCAGCAGTAGCGAGGTGGAAGTCATCTTGGACAACCTGAACTCCGTCACGACCCGCTTTGAGCGTTCCCATTCCACGAGAAGAAACACCAAGCTGCGCTCCCTCGGAAATAAGATTGCGCACGATGTTCCCATAAGGTGTACCAAGAATCTTGGCTGTTCCGATGAAGTCGTTTCCACTCTCTTCAATGTCTGTGATCATATGGGAAACACGATCAAGATTGATCGTAGGGCCCTCGGGATGACCCAACTCACCGAAGGCTCGGTTCTTCTTGACATATTCTTCATTGTATCGGCCGAGTTCTCGAATCATTGTCTGCTTCGGATACAGTCTACCGTTTTTATTGGTGATCTCTGCTTGCAAGAAAGGGCCCTTAATCTTGTAGGTCTTCTCTTTCTTGCCTTCCGTCAATTCAACTTCTTCGACGATATACTCGACCTGTTCTGTTAGCTCGCTAATCAACTTCATGACTTTCTCCTTACAGATTATTTAGCTGATGCAAACGACCAGAAATCTGTGTCTGTTGAAGAGCAAACTTCTCTAGTTTAGCAAATTCTTTCGCAGACGAGGCGAGCTTCTTTGCGAACTTTGTCTGGTTGTTTGTGTTCAGGTTTCCATGTGTCTGGAGCAACGCAGTTGCAACTTCAGGCGAAACCTTTGTAGATGATCCATCAGCAAAGCGGACTGTTCCTGATTGAGACAGTGAGGTCAGTTTCTTGATATCATCGATGGTATTCTCTGTGATATCAAATTCAACTTCCTCTTTCACACCACTAAGAACTGACTTTAGCTCGTTCTCATTACTAACGTGTGTTAGTACCTTCCGAACATTTTTAGGAAGAGTGGCATTAATCTTCATCGCGCCGTTAATGTTACCCTCACCTGTAAGGCGAAGCACCTTCGACATTTTCTTTCCATATACAGCAACGTCCTTCTTGCTGAGTAGCTTGGCAGCATCAACAGCTTCATCAACCTGATCGACTTCTTCATTAGCCAGGGTATACATACCATTCTCTGTTTTCTTGTATATAGGCTTGATTGACTTATCAACCTGATCTTCTGCGGTCCCATCGGGATTACGGTTTTGGGCGCTTGCGTCGTCAAGCTGAGATTCATCCGATGCAAGATCGGCAAGCTTCTGCTCTTCCCCGTCTTCTGCGCGGATTGACTTGGCTTTAACCTTTTCTCGGAGTTCTTTAAACTTCATCATCGGATATTTCCTCTCCCGGTATCAATAGGGGCGTTTACTTATTCTTCATCTGCATCAAACAAGCTCTGAGCTAATTCGATCTTCTTGTTGTCCAAGGCATTTGTCATACGAGAGCCAAGTTCAGCCTCGACGGAATTCTTGAATTCAAGGGCATCTTGAGTTTTCACCGAACGAATAATATCTTTGATGCTCATTTAAATCTCCTAAATTTATTGTATTTGTTGTATTTATAGATCTGCCTTTTTCTATTTAGGTGAAATTGGCAGGTGTTTTTTGGGTCTAGAACGTATATATAAAGAGTAATCGGCCAAGGCCAAAGTAGATACAGCATTCATTATCATATATTATCCAATGTAGAGCTACGCTCCCCACTCCAAAGGAGTGGGTACATTGAAGTAATCTTCATTTACTGTTCCTCTTGGGAAGCCGCATTATTATTCATTGGAGCTTCCTCTTCAGGTTCCATAGGTTGATCACCCAGACCTGCTGGACTAACAACAGTCTCCCCTGCTCCTTCTTCCTTCCTGATCTGAGCGGCAATCTCTTTGATTTCTTGTTCATCCTGTTTGAGAATATTCTTCTGGACCCATTCCTTTGATATATATGTCCCGACATGGGCATCAACCGTATCTAGGATATCCATGCGCCCACGGGTCATCTCAAGCTGCTGGAGTTCCATGAAGTGAGTGTCCTGTTCCCACTCAAAGCGCAAGTTCTTACGGATAGACTTCCAATCCTCGGCCAAGATAATGTTCTTGAGGATGAGGTGCTTCTCAAGCAAGTCGATGAATAGCAGAGCAAATCGATTGCGTAGTCGCTGAATGAACTTTCCGAACTTCACCTCATCCCGCGTGATCTCTGTGTCTCGACCGATTGAGAATCCACTATCTGATTCCATTCGCGTTCGTGGGACATTCATTGCCTGGTAAAGTTTGCGGCGGAAGTACAGAACATCTTCAATCTCTCCGAGGTTCTGTCCACCAGAGAGTGTGCTGACTTCAGTTCCTCTACCACCCTCTCTACGAGGGAGCCAGAAATCTTCAAGCATAGTTCGGTGATATCGAGCGTCTTCCACGGCGCCTGTTTCTGCGTTATATGTTACCTTGTTCTTGAACCGAATCATCAGATCCTTGAGATATGCGTCCGCTTTGTGCTTTGGTAGGTTTCCCACATCAACATAGAATACCCTTCGTTCTGGAGCGCGCGATATGCGATAGATGACCACAGCGTCTTCGAGCATTTTGAGCTGGTTCCAAGGGCGTACTGCCTTTTGCAGATTTGAGATGACTCGCTTGCGTGAAGCATCAATCAATCCAGATCCATTAAATGCAATTGAATCTGGAGTAAGGGGAATTGGGCTGCTATTCTTTGACTCAAGCCCTCTTGCATTGTAGATGTAGTATTCCTTATCCTTGATAGCCAATGGAACATTTTCTTTGGATGCTACTCCTGTCTTTAGCTTTGGACGCTCCTTGATCTTCTTGATCTTTCGGGGATCAATGTAACGGAGTTCCTGAATCCCTGCTTTTGGATTAGTCTTATCGATGACAACGTGATAGTACACCTTGCCATCAACATACCAACGCCGGAAGATGTCATATGCCTTGAGCTTAAAGTCTAGCATTTCGAGAATGTTATCGAACTCTACGGCAATCTTCTTCTTAACACCATCACCAAGTTCAACTCCATCAGTGTTCAAGGTCACACAGAAATCGTGATCAGCATCGACGATCGCTTCATTGACAATATCATCAATGGCATAGTCCACTTCAGGGTAAACTGCCATAGTGCGGTACAGAGTGATGAGTTGGTTCTCATCCTTGATTGAACCATCAATATCAATGGAGATGCCGTATTGACCACCACCACCATATCCACCGATCGGCGTTGCGTCTACCGCTTCTTCCTCGGATTCGGGAACGGTGAACGCAAGAAGGTTCTTTTCATCAGACGCTTCGCGTTCCTTCTTACTTCTAATCTCAAATCCGAAGAATGAATATGCCATATGGAACTTACCTCATTATTTGTGTGGAGTCTCTTATTCTATTTAGGATAAAAAAAAGGGGATGTAGGCCCACCTCACTGGGTAAGGTAACCACATCCCCTTTTAAATCAAAACTATCTGAATTACGAAGTAATTCCCTCGTTAATCCAGTAATCGAATGCCCAAGTCACCGTGAAGTCTTGAATGGCGTCTGCGGCGTCCCATGAGAGATCCATTGCAGCAATATTGGTTGGCCAGAGATTGACCAGTTTGATGCGTTTGATTTCATCACCCTGCTTGCCAAATTGTACGACATCAGCAGTTGTCTGATAACTAATCGGTGATGTCCCGGCTGTTCGGATGTTACCCTCGTGTGTGTTGATAGTGTTCATCCATCCGTTGAGGGCATCAAAGACGAGGAAATCCTCATCATTGAATACTGTGACCGACCAGTCTTCGAAAGTTCGATTACCAGCAAGCTTGATTTCGCGACCAAAGTAGCTTATTGGAACTTGACTAACCGTAGCACCAGGCAACTGAGTTGCTCTACAAGTAAATGTTAACTTCTGTGATGCGGCCGCAGAAGCCGGACCAGCAGTAGCCGGCATTGCAAGCTCAATCTGATACAGATTAGACCGCGCGCCGCCACCAGTTAGCTGGCTACGAATGTCATTGATGTTGAATGCCATTTTAATGACTCCTTATGGATTAAAACTGTCCGACGATCTCGTCAAATTGAACACCCGTTCGTGCTGCAATGAAGTTTAGCGTAATGAAGTTGATCGACCGTGCGGGCTTGATGTAGATATCTCCAACGAACTCGTTGCGGTCAATAACTTCTGGTGTGTTGTTTGTTGCGTCACATACAACCTTGAAGTCATAGATACCTCGTCGCCCCTGAACATCCCGAAGGAATGGTTCGACTAGGTTGCGGAACTGAGCGCGCGTGAACTCATCATTGAATTCGAATAGTGTGTATTTGGCTGCTGCGGCGATGGCTTTCTCAAGAACAATGAACAATCGTCGCACATTGATTCGATCAAATGCGCTTGGCTTGATCTGAAGTGTCTTGTCTCCGAAGAGGACAGTTCCCTGCCCCGGAAGATTCACGACTGGATTGATGCCGTTCTTATAAAGCTCATCGCGATGTGCCCGTCGTGGGTTCCACGCGAGCTTGACAACGTTCTTAACCTGCCCTCGATTCAACCCAGCAGGGCTGAACCACGGATCACGAACATTATCGGTATTTACACATAGACCAGCAATATCGGCGTTGAGTGGTACCCATCGATACACATCATTGAACTTGTCATACTGATACTTCCATCCAGAGTCCATGACAGCATAGGACGAGCTTCGCCCGTCAATCCCAGTAGATGTCGTTCGGAATCCTACGACGTTCGTTAGTGCTGTGCTGAGATTGCTCACATTCACACAGTCCGATGACTGAGGTGATACGAACGCTACGCAGTCCTTACGATCTTCTACAAGATTGTCGATGACATAGCGAGAAACTACACCATCATGTGGTCCACAAACGACCAGCGAAATATCAACCTCTTCTGGATTGTTAAAGATATCATATCCATTCTGGAATGGGCCGGGAGTAGTAGCATTCCCGTCCGTTCCTCCAGATATGTCGCTCGACAGAGGAAGGTGATTCTTTGTCGCCGCTCCGGGGAACGCTGACCCGATAATGTTTTTGAATGCAACGCCCGCAGCATCCGCCATCGATGTGCCGAGATCTACATCAGATTGACCGGTAGTTGGAATGTCTACGGAGCCGAACGGGAGAACTACCGTGAAGTGTTCACCTGTAGTGATGCTAGTTGGGTGGTTTGCCCAGTATATATATTGACTCTGATCATTTATTACGTTGACGTAATAATTGGAAGTTCCATCCGAATTCCTAGCATCCGATGCCTTAGATACATTTGGAAATGTCTCAAGGACGGTGTTCTTTGTTCCCGTGATGATACCCGTGCGATCTGAAATGGCAATGTGGATCTCATCCTCCGTCGCGTTTCGCTGAACTGCATATTCTGAATTGCCAGGAACCAGGTCAAAGTTGTCGGCGAACTCCCACTTGCGAGAAACAAGTAGGTTACTTGCGGTAACTGGAATTTCACGATCGAGGGTGATAGTATCTAGTGTCGAATTTTCAACAACAACATATGACCCGGATGGGATGTTCGCAGCAGGATGAATGGCCCCGGTGGAGTCTACTGTCGCGCCAAAATCAGCTTCAGGAGCATTCGCTGTCGAACTAAAGGTGACTACATCACCCTTCACGAATTCCAGATTGCGAACCTGCTGCCCCTCGAATCTTACAATATTAGACCCGGAAACAACATTGGCCGAGAACCCAAGAGATGTGTTAGAAAACTGGCCAGGAACCGAATCGCAGACAGAAACTCGAAGCGCGTTTCCCACTGCACCGGGATACTTTGCTACCCAATCTCCGAATGTTGTCTTTGTAGTGACATCGTAGTCAGATCGATTCTTAACTAGAGCCGTAACACCAGCCGATGTTGCGTTATTTGCTCCACTGGCATCTGATGTATTGACCACGCGAACAACTTTGAGTTTATTGCCATAGTCAAGGAAGTTTGATGCGGAGAACCAATGCTCAAAGTTATTTGAGTCTGGTTTACCGAAGCGCCGAACAAGCGCCGACTGAGAGTCAATCAAAACAATCTCGTCAACTGGTCCCCATGCGAATGTACCTACAAACGCACCATCTGTTGTGCCAACAGCCGGGATAATCGTAGTCAGGTCAACTTCTGTTACCTGAACCCCCGGTGAAATCTGGAAGGCCATATCTGTATCTCCTTCGTAAAATTATACTCGAATTAACGAGCTTCTCTTCTGGGAGATATTTATACATATGCGTTTTTTAGATCTACCAGTCGTCGTCTCCATCCCAAATCCAAGCATCACTTCCTTGTCTAGCTACGATGTATTTATCGACATCAGGATCTCCGGCGCTGATGATACCAAACGGCACAAGATTCTCTAGCTCGCGATCGTCGGCTTCCTTCTGTTTCAGTTTATCTGTTCGGATCTTATCTATCACCATCCTCTTGTGAGTATCAACGTTGGTGATTTCTTTGAAATATGGTTCAGTAGTACACCAAGCAAATAGAACCAGATTCATCATGAGGTCATCGTGGTGTCCCGGTTCCGCTTCATAGCTATATCCTTTAGCAATGAAACTTGTCATCTCACATATCGTATCGAAGTCTTCTACGATCAGTCGATCCGCTTCAACAAGATTCTTGAGATTGGCGCATCCAATTTGCTTCACCTTCTTGCTCGTCTTGATTCCAAACTGGAGCTGACCTGCTCCAAACCCTGTCCCGAGACCTTGGCCTGCGCGACCTCGTGTGGTTACATAGAGGATGTGGTCGTATTCCAAATCTTCATGTAGAATCGTAGCGACTTGCTGACCAATGTCATTAATTTCAATGAGTACCCAAGCATCATTGTATGTTTTGGCTACATTCTGAATAACCGTTGGATATTCAAGTGGAGATATTGAGCTTGACCGGTATTTAGCCACTACACGATATGGGAACTGACCCGAGTCGATCACTGAAAACGTCGAAAAGTCCAGCCCTTCTCCATGACTAACGTCTACCGTTATCGTATAGATGTGATCTGGTATCGGTTCCTCATATACATCAACTTGTCCTGATGACCGCAGCGGATCTGCGAATGGCATTTCCTTCAACTTCGTTGCGCTGATCAGGGTATTCTGAGATCCGATGAACTCACATTCAAACTCCTGTGCAAACTGCTCTTTGGATGTGTTGCGGATCGTTGACTCTTTCCATTCATCATCCCGGCCGGGAACTTCTGACCAGTGAACCTCTACTGGAACATATTCAGACCTCTCCTCCTGCGCATCCATCCACATTCGATAGAAGTGGTTCATTCCACATGGAGTTGATATGATGACCATCTTGGTGGTTTTACCAGATGATATTGTCGGGTAGGTGGAAGCGAAGAACTCTTCTGCGATGTGGCGCGGAACGAACGCGAACTCATCCAACAGGAGCATATTGAATGACCCACCACGAATCGCCGACGATGATGTGGATGATGCTATAATCTTGGACCCATTCTCTATTTCGATTGATCCCTTATTCCAAGCAATGACCCCTTGCTGAAGAAAGAATGGAAGGTTTTCATATGCGAGCTGATACCGAGCCAGAATATCACGAGCGAGCTGCCCTTTATTAGCAAGCACCGCGCAGTTTACGTTATCATTGAAAAGAGTGTAATGGAGAAAGTACGCAACAATCGTGGTCGTCTTCCCTGTCTGGCGTGGAAGTTTACCGATAGTAAATCTGTTCTCGTGTACCGCTCTGATGATATTCTCTTGGAAATCATACATCTCAAAGGGCACAAGCCCGTGATCCAAACTAACGATCTTTACATATTTCTTGATAAAGTAGATAGGATCTTTTGAACATTTGACGAACTCTTTGATTTCATCTGGTGTAAACTCATGTGGAACACCAGCCGCCTTGATCAAGGGATTCCCTTGATATCCATCATCTTCGGTTTTACTGAGCATTAGTCTTCTTCCGGCGTAATATCAATCTCGTCAAGATTACCCTTCAAGAGCATCTGGAGATCCTTTGTACTACCAGTAAATAAAATATTAGTTGTTTGGGTCTTTGGTGCTTGATTCTTCTGCCCCGTCAGCTCTCGAATATTTTTCTGGTGTTCCATTAACTGACCAGCAACATCAGCGGTAGACTTCATCACCGTTGCAAAAACTTCAAATGCTCTGGGATGGTCCATGGCCTGAGCAAGCGCGAGCGCGTCGGCCGTAGCAATACGCCCCGCTTCCAAAGCACCTACAAGCGTATCTCTCGCTTTGCTATAGTCACTAAAGGTGTCTCGGGGAAGATCGAGCCGAGCAAGAATGCTATCCAAGCCTGGGTCATCTTCTTCACTTTCAATTAATTCAGTTCCCGGTGTGGTAACAGGAAGCTGCTCATCTTCTTCATCACTCATTAGATGTCCTCGTCATTACCCGTTATCAAATTCCTTCGCGTTCCTTCAGTTGGTTGTGTCGTATTCGCCGCGTATCCCCAATCGTCGTCTATATCAATGGTACTTATACTGACAGATTGAGCAATATTTGAAGTTGGATCACCCGCTGCGGTTAACCCAGGCTGGAAGTATAGTCGAGAAGCGAGCGGCACTCCCGAAAGCTGATTAACATCAACTCCCTGTTCTCTCGTCGATCTATACTGAATTCTATATGTCCATTCTGAGGTGCCTATATCTTGGAACGCATTCTTAACTTCAATCACTTGATTTGCACCATTGTGTGCTATAATGGATCTTGTGTTTCCGGTGATACCAGTAGTACCAGATCCCTCTCCAGTAATCGTAAGGTACCCCTCACCTGAATATGTATTGCTCGCTCTTGATGATGTATTTGCCTGTAGAAACAGATGTGTGCCGTTGGCTGATGCCTGAGCAAGTGTCCCGCTGTGGTATCGAGTGAAATTATCTGGAATGAAGAAGTCAACATATGCTTTCTTCACAATCTTTGGTGCATGAATTGGACCGAATAACATCGTCTTCATCGTGAAGTTAAGTGTCCAAATCAATGTTCGCGTGGATTCAAAGTCACCCTCATATGCGTCTTCACGGGTGATTGCATCAAGGCGAATTGGAATATCTACGTCGATATCATGTTCTGTTACATTATTAAGTGTTAGCGTGAACTCCGGCGTGAAGAATGGAAGGATCTGCTCAATGATTTTGGAAGCGTCCGCTGCGTTTCGACAATAGACTGCCATCTCAAACGTAAGATCATATGGGGTTCCCTCATATGACAGTAGCTTGGTATTACCCGTTGCGTCATTGGAATTGACCGTGCTGTATTGGTTCATTGTCCCGAGCTTGCGCTCTGCGGCATAGTTCATCGCAACAAGATCATACCCAATTCGAGGTAGCGTTGCCTGAATCTGTTGAGAAAGATCAGGGTCCGTTAGACGTGAATACCACTTATCTTTGCTGGAGTATGTGATAGGTATAGAAATCCATGTATCATCTGCGCGATGAATCTTGATGTTGTTAAACAGTGTTCCGAATGCGATGACACACTTACGGATTATGTCGTGGTTGAATGGTGTACCCAGCATCAGCTAAAGTCCCCGAAGGGCGAATCTTCACTGAGATCCAATATTGCAGCCCCATCCGTCTCGAATGTCTGATTTTCCGCCCCACCTGCGAGAGTAGAATCTGGCATTGTGTTTCCGGTGAAGTTATATTCACTGGTATTTGCGTTGAAGCTCTGATCAATGTTGATGATTCCTGTGCTGAATGTCTCTTGTGAATATCGGAAGTCTTCACATCGAATTTCATACATCTGAAGAGCCCCAACCTGATAGAACACAGACTCATGTTCCACGAAATTGATCTCCATAAATGTTCCCTGTTTATTTGCTGCACTGTTTGGGTCTGTTAGGTCGAAGTAGATCAGATCCCCTTCCATCGGTCTGCTCATCGATGATTCCAAATGAACCTGCTCAGATAGTAAATTATCAAAATCCCGCCGAGCAAGATTCAATGTCAGTGTCTCACGAACCTCAAGCCCGAAGCGAGATATGATATCACGTTCTCCACCCCAGCCTTCGGCTGTAGCAACATAGAACGGAAGTACATACGCTTGATCGAAATGACGGTCAGTGGATTCACCATACACTTGGTCTGTCGTCCCCTGCCTGGGTAACCAGTAAGCAGGGACACCATAAATGCTAATCGCTTCGGTGACCAGATCCTCGATGAGTCTCTGCTCCGAAGGAATCGAGTGTCCAAAATAATGATTCTTGGGCATTAAATTGAGAGTCCTTATAAATTAGCCCATGTAAAAATCTACGGGCTCTTGGTACATTTCCTTTAATTCCGTTCGAAGTCTCTCAAGATTCTGTTGAGCTTCTGCTTTAATGGACGGGCCATCAAGGGTCACTCCACCCGGAAGCTGAATCCCCGCGAACTTGGAGAGGTTCTGCCCCCACTGCTCACGAACAAGCTCCACCATATAATCCTTCAACCAGATGTCATTATAGACCTTGGTAAAACTGTCTGGATCAATAATCTTATGAGCTTGAACTACAATGTATTGACCTTCAACCGCGTCCGTTTCCCAGTCCCAATCAATATATAGCTTATCTGCGTGCCGACTATATCGGATGGGTGACTTACCAATAAGGATCTCCTGTAGCAGCGAGAGATGCTGATGATACATCTTATATCCAGTGATATTGTTCCCAAAAGTAGCAGCTCCGAATGCAGTGTAGTCTTGAAGTCGAAGCTGGTATTCGAGGTTGAACATACCCGATCCACCACCACCGCTATCTGGGATGACTTGGATAATATTCGTATATGTGTCTGAGTCGAACGTGATATATTTGTTGGTAATATCTGCTGCTGTTATTTGATATGGCTCATAGACCTTTTCGGTCCCGTCCATATGAAACTCTTGCCACATCTCAAGTGCTTCGTCTAGGCGATCTTCGACCTGCTTACAGTCAACGTTGATTTCAATGACTGGCTTTCCGAGGCGCCGGAGCGCATATTCAACAAGACTGTCTCGACTATTAGGAGCTGACATTTAAGATCCCCAATCCCATGATCGTGTTATGCTTGGTTGAATAGTGATAGTGCCACGGACGACTTGTGATATTACACCCGGTGTAGTGATAACTTCTACATCATATAGGTAACGCCCATGTGGAATAGAACTAGTAACCATATTATTCATCGTGAGCGTGACAACTCCATTCGCAGCCGAATCGATCGGAAGCGTGACAACAAGATTTGCAGACGCATTAGACGATAGACACTTGCGAAGCTGCCCTGCTCCATTCGCATATGCAGACGTATCCACCACGAATCTGCCCGTCGTGTTGGACGTGTAGATTATCACATTGGCGGTCCAATCTGATCCTTGCGGAATGAAGATGTTATGCTCGTATGCCATTATTGATCCAGTTCTGGTATTCGGAGCGCATTCAATTCCTTGATCTTGGTCGCGCTCTTCTTCTTAGTTTTGATGATCTTGTTGAGACTTTTTTCTAGATTATCTGGAAGATCTCGAAGCGCTTGCTTTTTGGTTTTAATTTCTGCGAGTTTGTCCGTATCCCCATCTTCCATTGCCCGGACAGATTCTATATCAAGTTCCGTAAACCGCGAGGCCCTCGCGTCTCTCGCACCATCGAGAATGCGCTGCATCTTTGGTTGGGGATCAATTATAATCTTATTGTTATTCAGTCGAAGGTCTTCTTGGTTGTCGTGAATAGGTATGTTTTTTACGTCAATGACAATGCCGGACATATCTTTTGCTTTCTTCGTATAAGCAAGCTTGCTTCTATCATCCCCTAGAAGCTGAGTAAAACTCAAAGTACCATTCGGCTGTTCAACGACTACTCTATATTCTGGCATTTACTTATCCTCTATACTTAGTTGGATCGACTGCGCCGATCACTGCGACATAAACTTCATCTTCGTCGATCCGCGCGGACATCGCTTGTTGGGCCTGGTAGGAGAATGCCACCCGGCTTTCTACTATAATCACGGATGAGTTTGCTACGCGGACACTATGATAATTCATCCCGCCGCGGCGGTCGCCGTACGGATCCTGGGCATTTGAACGCACATCACTGGCATTGGGGGCTGTGTCACTGATGTTTGTCGCCTCACTCCTTCGGAATGTGTATGCATCAATCTCTGCCGCTGTCATCCCGGTATTAATACCGGGAGAGACCTCGAATGGAGGGTTCTGGCCAAGAAATAGATTGTTTGTTCCCGAGACAATTACTGAATAGTTGTTCTGATTCTGGAACTTAGGATTAAGCACTAACTTAAATAATCCGACCCCTATTTGCGTGAAGGAGTCGATGTTATGTGATTCGTTCACTACGGCCGCTGCGTTGGGGAGCGCGACGTTAGGTTGCCTGCGAGGGGCGATACCTGAGGCTGTATCGGCTGAAATCAATGGATTCTGATTGATCCCTCGTGGAAGAATCCGAGCCCATGCAAGGATCGAGTTATCTGCGTAGATCCCGCCCTTCTCTACATGGACACCCTGATATGATGTGTTCGCGTGAACGGTCATCACATGGTTATTGGATGATCCAAACAGATGCGACTCAGTGTATTCCTGATTCTGGTAGGGCCCTCTGTTCGGATCATCGTTATTGTCAATGTTATTTGGTCGTCGTTCCCACCAAACCTTCGTTGCGTTTTGGGCAACGAATCCTCGGCTCGTCTCGATTCCCTGCCCAGACCATAGCAGATCCGAGGCATCGGATCCCATATACTCAGATCCAATGGCCGGCGCTGGGATACTGAAAGAATCATCAACCGAAATCCCATCATGCCAAGCAACGGTTCTCCAGTCTGCTTCTGTCGCAGCACCCGGCTTCGTCACTGCGCCTGGAATGTATCCTTCAGAATATCGTCGAAGGCCTTCCACTCGCTTCATGATGTTACTGCTTCCCCCTGTAACGAACGCCTCGGATGTGTTGTTGCTTGTTGTACCAGAAACCACGCTGATGGCCTTGAATGCTCCATTGGCTTGCGAGAGCGCTCGCGCACCAAAAATAACATTCGTTGGATAAGCGCCCGGGAGTGTGAGCGGATCGGTGCCGTAGCCTCTAAAGGAGCTTAGATTGAATACCCCTCGATAATCCGTCTTCCCAGCGGGAACATCAGTGACAAATAGACCAGCAGCCAATGGATGACTATTGGCGTTGATGCCTACTGATCCCCCAGAAAACCAGTCTTCACCTAAATTTTCACCAAGACGGTTTCGCTGATCTAGCGCTGCAAAGACCGGCGCACTCACACTTTGTGATACCATATTGGTATTTGCATGAAGACTTACGGTGATATTCTTTCCTGTATCATGAATGTTGGTGTCATTCGGTCCCAAATTTTGAGCAATACTGAGCGTGCCTGCGCGCGATCCAATATAGTATGTTCGTTCACTGATAACACCGCCTGAGAAATTTCGGCCGGGATCGGCTTGCCAGAGCGGCCGCTCTGCACTAGATAAATGCAGAGCATGGGTGACGAAATTCTGGTTCG